CCTTCACGATAGCGCTAACCCGAAAAATGCCAAGACGACATCGAAGTGATAGCGTTACTGCCGCGGTATCGGCGGCACAGGATCAATCGGTAATCAATCCACCGGCGCACATCACGCTGCGCGACGGGGATCGGCCGTTTTGGGATTCGATTATTTCCGTTCGCTCTTCGTCGTCGTGGAATGCTCCAGACCTCGAACAAGCCGCGGTGCTGGCAAGGTGCAAGGCTGACATTGAGTCGTTGCAAAAGGACGTTGATGAAGAGGGCGAAGTAATCGACGGAAGGACTAACCCAAAGCGCGTCATGCTCGAAAAGATGGCTACTCGCGCCGTGGCTCTCTCTCGATTTTTGCACATTCACGCCGAGGCGACGCAGGGAGAAAGCCGGGAGCAGGCCAAGCGTGCGGCGCCAGAGCAAGACGCGAAAGCGGCGGCGCGCAGCGCGCTGATACCGCGGCTCGCTGCCGTGAAGTAGCCGAGTGACAACCCATCAACAGCCGCCTGATGGCGGTTTTTTTTCGCCTGTCGAATGGCTGCGATGAAGCGCGGCGCTGCTGTTGTGGCGTTCATCGAGTCGTTTTGCATGGCCCCAGAAGGCCAGCATGTCGGCAAGCCGATCAAGCTGCTGCCGTTCCAACGTCGATTTGTCCGGGAGATATACGACAACCCGCGGGGCACGCGCCGGGCGTACCTGAGCATCGCAAGGAAGAATGGCAAGACGGCGCTGATCGCTGGAATCATGCTGGCGCATCTTGTCGGCCCTGAAGCGAAGCAGAACAGCCAGATTATCAGCGGAGCGAGAAGCCGAGAGCAGGCGGCGCAGGTGTTCAACTACGCGGCGAAAATGGTGCAGCTCTCGCCCGACCTTTCGAGCGTCGTCCGCGTCATGCCGTCGGCCAAGACTCTGATCGGGCTGCCGCTCAATGTCGAGTACAAGGCGCTGTCAGCGGAAGGGGCAACGGCCCATGGCCGGTCCCCTATTCTCGCCATCTTGGACGAGGCAGGGCAGGTAAAAGGATCGCAGGACGACTTTACCGACGCGATCACTACCAGCCAGGGCGCGCACGAATCGCCATTGCTGATCGTCATAAGCACGCAGGCCGCTGACGACGCGGACCTGTTCAGCATCTGGCTGGACGATGCAAAGAAAAGCGCCGACCCGCGCATCGTGTCGCACGTCTATGAGTCGCCGAAAGACTGCGATTTGCAGGACAGGAAGTCGTGGAAAGCGGCGAATCCTGCGCTTGGGATCTTCCGCAATCTCGACGACCTGGCAGAGCAGGCGAAGCAGGCGGCGCGGATGCCGAGCGCAGAGAACACGTTTCGAAATCTGTGCCTTAACCAGCGCGTCAGCACCGTCAGCCCGTTTATCTCGGTCGGCGTCTGGAAGTCATGCGCAGGCGCGGTGCTCGATTTCGGAAGCGCGCCTGTGTGGTGTGGCCTAGACCTTTCGGCACGAACCGACCTGACCGCCCTGGTAATCATCGGAAAGATTGCCGGCGTCTGGCATGTCAGGCCGCACTTCTGGACTCCTGAGCAGGGCTTGGTAGAGCGCAGCAAGCGCGATCGGACGCCATACGACGTATGGGTGCGGCAGGGATACCTGCACACCACTCCGGGGGCAACGGTCGATTACGAGTACGTCGCGCAGGACATCGGCGCCATCTTGAGCGAGTTGGATGTGCGCGCGATCGCCTACGACCGCTGGCGTATTTCGCTGATGCAAAAAGAGTTTGACGAGCTGGGCATCTCGCTGCCATTGGTCGAATTCGGCCAAGGGTTTAAGGATATGTCGCCAGCGCTCGAAAGCTTGGAGTGCGAGCTTCTCAACGGCCGCGTGGCGCATGGTGCGCACCCGGTACTGACGATGTGTGCAAGCAACGCGGTGACCGCAAAAGACCCGGCTGGCAATCGCAAGCTGGACAAGCACAAGGCAACCGGCCGCATTGACGGCATGCAGGCGCTGGCGATGGCGTTCGGAGCTGTTCCGGCGGAAGCCACCGAAGGCGCCTCATTTTGGGAAACAGCAACCGCGTGAAATTCTTCGACAGATTTTTCAACCGCAAGGCCGCGAGCCTGACGTATGACCAGATCGCAAGTCTGATCGACGGCACCGGAAGCAGCCAAGTTGCCGGCGTGACTGTCACGGAAAAGACCGCGCTTCAGGTGTCGACCGTGCTGGCCTGCGTCAAGGCTATCGCCGATGGATGCGCCACGCCAAGCCTGAACGTGTTTCGAGAGAAGCCAGATGGCACTCGCCAGAAGGCGCTGAACATACCGGAATTCAGACTTCTGTCACGCCGGCCGAATGAATGGCAGACCTCGTTCGAGTGGCGCAGGCAGATGACGCTGCACGCTGCGCTGACCGGGGCCGGCCTGTCGATCAAGATCAAGGGCGATAACGGTCGCGTGCGCGAACTCATCCCGGTTCAGCCTGGGCAGTGGGACATTCGCAAGCTCGACCGCTATACGGTCCGGTATCGCTGCTACGACGAGTTTGGTGTGATCGGCGAGTTCGCGCCAGATGATGTTTTCGTCCTCAACGGCGTGCAATGGGATTGGATCGGCAGCTTGAATGCCGTGGCTCTGGCCCGCTCAGCCGTCGGACTGGCCATGGCCACGGAGCGCAGCCAGTCAGCCATGCACGCGAATGGCCTGCGCCCCTCTGGCACGTACTCGGTCGAGGGAACGCTGAGCCAAGAGCAATACGAGCGACTCGCCGCTTTCCTGAAGCGCAAAGGGGGGCCGGACAACGCCGGCACGCCTCTGGTATTGGATCGCAACGCCAAGTGGCTGAACACCAGCACCAGCGGAGTTGATGCGCAGCACGTCGAGACGCGCCGGCTACAGGTGGAAGAAATCTGCCGAGCGTTCGGCGTGTTTCCGATCATGGTCGGGCACAGCGACAAGAGCGCGACGTTCGCCAGCAGCGAGGCGTTCTTTGCCGCTCATCTGATCCACTGCCTTGCGCCGTGGCACCGGGCATGGACGCAGCGAATCGACGAAATGCTGCTGGATGGCAGCGGCCCGCTGTTCGCGGAATTCGACACGCGCTACATGCGCTCCGGGTCCATCAAGGACCGTGCCGTCTATGCCCGCACGATGGTTGAGATGGGCCTGCTCAGCCCGAATGAGTACCGCGACGAGGAAGGGTGGGACCCCCGGCCAGGCGGAGACGAATACCTGACCCCGCTGAACATGATCTCGGGCAATGCAAGCCAAGGAGCAAACGATGCACCAACAGACATTCCGGCGTAAGTCAGCCGCCGGCGAGCGCGAAACACGCTCGTGCACGCTCAGCGTCAAGGCCGTCGGCGACGGCGGAGAGATTGAGGGATACGCATCCATTTTCGGCGTGCTCGATACATGGTCGGACATCATCGCCGCTGGTGCATTCGCCGCGACGATCAAGGCTCACAAAGCGTCCGGCACCATGCCCGCGATGCTCTGGCAGCACGACGGAGACGACCCGATCGGTGTTTGGTCCGAAATGGCCGAGGACGCCAGCGGCCTGAAGATCAAGGGCCGGCTGTGCATGGACACCGCATGCGGAAAAGAGGCGCACGCACTCCTGAAGATGGGCGCCATAAACGGACTGTCGGTCGGATTCGTGACGAAATCCTACGAGTACGACACCGAGACGGACGTGCGCACGATCACCGAGGTTGATCTGTGGGAGGTGTCTCTTGTGACCTTCCCGGCGAACAGCAAGGCGCGCGTCACCAGCGTCAAATCGTCAAACGAAATTCAGGCGCCGAAAGACGCCGAGCGAATCCTGCGTGATGCCGGGTTCAGCAAGTCAGACGCGACCGCGTTTGTCAGCCGAGTCATGAGGATGGGAGAGGACCGGAGTGATTCCGCGAAATCTACCGCCATCGCACTACAGGCCGCCAGCCGGCTTATCCAATCACTCACCAATTCCTGAAAGACAAAAAATGAACCAAATGCAACGAGACTACGGAGCCTATCGCGCAAAGATGGCCTTGATGATCGGCGCGCTGTCGTGCGACTCGATCTACGAGCGCAAGGACGCGCCAGACGTAAAGAGCATTTCAGACGCGATCGACAAGATCGGCCGGGCCTTCGACGAGTACAAGGCAACCAACGATGCACGCATCGAAGCCGTCAAGAAAGGCGCTTCGACTGAGGCGCTTGACGCCAAGCTGGCCCGCATGGACGAGCACATTGACGCCATGACTGACGCCAAGTCTCGGCTCGAAAAGATCGAAATCAAGCTGGCCCGCCCTGGCAATGGGTACGGCGATCAGAAGCAGGGCGAGACGCGCGAGGCAGTCGAGTACAAAGACGCGTTCGTTGCGTGGATGCGCAACCCGGCTGACAGCGAGCGCAAGCAAGCGGTCCACAACGCCGGCCGAGCGCTCGAAGCAAAGGCGCGCGAAACCAAGTCCACCGCAGTCGTGACCAGCACCGGAGCGGCCGGCGGCTTTGCGTTGCCGGAGCAGATCGAGCGAAGCATTGCCCGACTGTCGATCGACATCTCGCCAATTCGCGCTATTTCGACGGTCCGCACGGTCGGCACCAGCGACTACAAGGAGTTGTTCGATATCAACGGAGCTGGGTTTGAGTGGCTCGGCGAAACCGACACTCGAAACCAGACCAACACACCGGATTTGGCGGAAGTCGCGCCGACGTTCGGCATGGCCAGCGCAAAGCCGCAGGCGTCTGAAGATTCGCTTGACGACCTGTTCTTCAACGTCGAGGACTGGCTGGTTTCTTCGGCGGCTGAAACTCTGGCCCAAGGCGAAGGCGCCGCGTTTGTCAGCGGCAACGGAACAAAAAAGCCTACCGGCTTCCTCGGCGGCCCGACCCCGGTAACGACGGTCGATGCCTCGCGCGCGTTCGGCACGCTTCAGTACGTTTTCAGCGGACAGGCCGCGGCAATGCCGACCACGCTAGACACGTTCGTCGACATGATCTATTCGCTGCGCGCTCGGTATCGCGCAAATGCGACATGGGTCACGAACAAGCTGATTCTGGCGGCTCTGCGCAAGTACAAGGAGGCGACCACGAACGCCTATATGTGGGCAGGACCGACCGCTGCCGGACAGCCTTCGACGTTCTTCGGCTTCCCGATCATTGAAGCGGAAGACATGCCGGCCGTCGCAGCAAACGCTTTTCCGCTTGCGTTTGGCGACTTCCGCGAGGGATACTTGGTTGTCGATCGGGTCGGCATGCGCATTACGCGCGACGAAATCACGACTCCGGGCTACGTGAAGTTTTATGTCCGCAAGAGGGTCGGCGGGAAAATCCGCAACTCGCAGGCAATCAAGCTGCTCAAGATCGCTACGTCCTAATCAGCATCCAGCAAGACCAAAGCC